GGAAATACACCTGCACATCAAATCACGGAAATTCCAATATCTCTTTCTGGAATTAATAGTATTACAAATATTTATCCCACCACTGATGGTTATGAAGAAGAATCAGATGATGATTTAAGGGAGAGATACTATGAACGTATTCGAACCCCTGCAACCAGTGGAAATATTTATCATTATAAAAGTTGGGCGAAAGAAGTACCGGGTGTAGGGGAAGTTAAAGTTATTCCATTATGGAACGGTGATAACACAGTAAAAATTGTCATCATTGATTCTAATATGCAACCTGCATCCCCATTGCTTGTTCAAGAGGTACAGAAACATATAGATCCAAATGGAGCAGGCTTAGGTGATGGACAAGCGCCTATAGGTGCGTTTTGTACTGTTATCAGTGCAATTCCTATACCTATTAATTTAGTGTTTAATGCCACTCTAAAGTCTGGATATAGTGTGGAAGTAGCTGAAGAAAATGTTTCAAAAATGATAGTTGATTACTTGAAAAAGATAGCTTTCAAACAAGATTTTGTTTCTTATGCTCAATCAGGTAGTTTGATTTTGGATAGTGAAGGTATAGAAGATTACTCTAATTTAAAAATTAATGATGATGTTATTAATGTTTCAGTAGGAAATGAAGAAATTGCGGTTCTTGGTGGTGTTGAGATTGTTCAATGAAATGATTAAAAGCATTCCCACCTATGAACGAAAAAGTAATATTTTCATAGAAAAATTTGAAGCTGAAGCAAAGCAATTCGGATTATTAGATGAACAGATCAAGGATATTCAAAAGCAATTTATTGTTGATACAGCTACTTGGGGACTAGTTTTTTATGAAAAGGAATTAGATCTTGTTGTTTCTCCTAACAGTACATTAGAGAGCAGACGAGCAGCAATAAAAGCAAAATGGCGGTCGGGTGGAAAAGTTGACCGTGCTTTACTGGAAGCAGTTGCTTCATCAATTTTGCAAACAGTTGTAAAAGTTGAATTCGATGGGAAGATCGTATTTCGTTTTAATGCAAATGAAAATAAAAACCCTAATTTAAATTACCCTTTATTTGATTACATGATAAATGAAATTAAACCTGCACATCTAGGTGCATTAATTAAAATTAGCAATCAAATAGAATTTCATCAATTTTATGGTGGGGTTATTTCTGTAAGAAAAAGAATCACAATCAACCCAATTAAATTCACAATGCCTAATCTTAATTTAGATGTTACTACAGCAGGTATTATTTCCGTACGAAGCAAAACAACAATTAAGCCGGAGGTGATTCATTAATGGCAGAATACACAAATATGTTTCTTACAAAGAAAGGTCGTATGCTTCAAACAAAAGCAGAGGCAGGAGTCTTATTGAAATTTACAAAGGTTTCAATTGGCGATGGACAGAACAATGGTCAAAATATAGACGACCTTACATCCCTATTTAGTCCCAAAAAGGATTTAGGTATTTCGGGCATTCAAGTTGAAATAGATCAATGTAAAATCCATTCCTCTATTAATAATGAGGGACTAACTGAAGGATTTTATGTCAGTGAAATTGGTCTTTTTGCTGAGGATCCAGACGAAGGAGAAATTCTTTATTCTATTGCCTTTGCAAAGGAAGCGGATTTTCTTCCTGCAAATGGTGGAACGACAGCTGTTAATGCAGAATTTGAAATTATTGTGATCGTTGGCCATGCCAAAGAAATAACCGCCATTATATCCAATACTGGATATGTGACCAGGGAAGAATATAATAAATTGGTTATTCGCATTGATGCTATTGGCCAAAGGGCAGAAAAGAACACCGATGATATTTCTAAATTGTCATTGAAACTAACAAACTTAGAACAATCCTTCTCTAATAACTTCACAAACAATCAATTTACAGAGGATTTTTACACACTGGATGATGTGATTGTTAGTCGTGGGGTTTATGACAGCGTTAATAAAAGGTTGGTGATGTAAGAATGAATCAAGTAATTCGAGCATTTACCATTTCAACTAGTGAGGTGATATAGATTGGCAAAATATTATTGGGATAAGTATTCTGCAGTATCTATAAAGATGATGACTGTTATAAGAGAATATATTCTAGAATCGGGGAATATCGTGGAAAATGCCTATCCTGGGTATTCATTCGATGAAAAAACCGGAGTGTTTTCATTAACAGGAACAAAGAAAACGTATAAATGGGAAGAACTCTATAATCAATATATTTACAAAAATGATATGTATGATAACCCAAAAACATTAGTTAGTTATACAGCAAATGGTGGATCTCGAAATGAATACGCTTGTGTTGAGTATGGAAATAAAGATACTGGAAGGGTTGAACGTGGGAAGTTAATTCAAACAGGTATTATTGCAGAGTCTGGTACCTACCCAATTAACGGAGTACATTCCGATGGGTACTGGTATGTAAGAGGTGCTTTAGTTAATACACCTCCAACAATACCAGGAGCATTCACAAATCCGGTATCTGGTACGGTTTTAAAGGGTGGGGAAACAGTAACTGTAACACATGGAACATCATATGATGCAGAGGGTAATACTATTACTTATTCTGTTGTGGCTGAATATTGGAATGGCTCTGCTTGGGTAGCTGAAGTTGTTAGAAATAATTCATCTCAATTAACAGGATTATATACTATCTCAACAAACAAATCATATTCAAAAGTTAGATTTAGCGTTGTTGCTAAAGATAGCAATGGGAGTGTATCTACTGAGACGAGATATTCAAGTGAATATACTCTGAAACACAATGCCATCCCATCGGTAATTCTAAACACAACCAACAATTTCACTCTATCTGAAACAGAAGGACAAAATGAAGTTCTTGTGGATGGTAGCGCAAGGGATACTGATGCAAACGATAATATCATTATCAAAATGCAAATCAACGATGGAACGATTCGGAATATCCAATCTGCTTTATCAGATGGATCAACACCTATCGAGTTTTCTAAAAAAATCACGTATAGCAATAAGCGTGTTTATGATGGCGCAACACCTTTAACAAACGATCTTGCTGAAAATGTAGACCATACTTTAAAGGTATGGGCGGATGATGGACAAGGTGGTATATCTACAGTCGAGGAAAGAACATTCCGAGTGATTCACAATAGACCACCTGTTATTTCTGGAACGGATGAAGATCTAGGGGAATTACTTGAAAGACCATCAATCACATACCAGGTAGATGATCCAGAGAAACAAACAGCCACGATTACAGAAAGAATTAATGGACAAATCATTCGAACATTTGATGCAGAGTTAGGAACAGAATACAAAATAGAAATACCTATTGAAATGTGGATTCCTTTGCAACTTGAACAGGAACATAAATTAACCATTGAAGCGAAGGATACATTCGGAGCGAAATCAACTAGAACTTACACTTTTACAAGAACTGAAGATACGATTCAAGTAGAGTTAAAGAACCCATTTGTTACGGATATAGCTGCAACTAGAATCCTTGTTACTCCTGATGTTTATTTACCGATTGGGTCAACGATTGTAATTGAAGCATGTAACAATGCCTTTGATGAAGTCCCTACCTGGGAGGACGTAACTGGAATGGCTATGAATAAAAGAGGGTTCCATTTTACCAACACAGAAAAAACAGCCGAGCAATGGGGATTAAATATTCGTTTCACTCTCCACAAAGGAACAGCACATGACCAGGTTAGATTTAACGGTTTTGGGGGTGCATTTGATTGAGAATCCTAAATGAAGTGCCATTAAGCAAAATTAAAGAAATTAGAGAAGCACAAGAAAGTATTCCAATTTCATTGGATGCTTTAGGACTTGAATTAGTGCAAGAAAAATTGGCTCATGCACAAACAAAGGAACTAGTCAAAACGCTTGGTCAAGAGTTGGTACAAACAAAGTTAGACATTGCACGTTTAAAAGGAGGTAACGCATAATGTCATTTTGGGAAAGGGCTTATAAAGTTGGTTGGGCAAGCAAAGATGACTTAAATTCAGCAGTACAACTGAAGGAAATTTCTGCAGCAGAATACAAGGAAATAACAAAAGATGATTATGTAGCACCTAAAGAATAGGTGTATTTTTTATGACTTCATGACCATAGTTCGCCACGTGCCTAGCGTGGCTTATTTTATGACTAGGGGTGTATTAACCATGACAAAATTAGATTTACTTGCAAACTTGCCGACAGCTATC